CAAAACGACTGGTCATTCTTTCCCAGATCCCGTCATCCTCCGTCTCGGTGATGTACAGGACCTCATACCGGGGCATCAGGATATACACCCGATTGTCTGCCCGGACTGTCTCGGGTTCCACCGCCTTGTAAACAAAGCAGGGATATGTCATCTTATTTGACGGCGGTTTCTGGTACCAGGCTTTAGGCGCCACAGCAAGGAGTTCCTGCTGAAACTGCAGTCGGCCCATTCCACACACCTCCCAGTGTCAGGACGATTTCCGGAGCTTTAACACGGATGGAAGTTACTTTCCAGTTTCCACCCATCCAGTGGACATATGCGATGGAACTCATATACTTGAATGCATAATCATTCGCTGTTATGGCAATCTGGTTGCTGACAGCGAGATCATCATTGACGTGTTCCGTGGATTCCCACCTTCGTGTATGCTCCAGGATACGCCCGTAGTAGGTCCTCTCCACAGCAGTGGATCCGGCCATTCCGGTTTCCTGGTTGTCATAGGGAATCAGGAATCCGACTTTGTCATGGAACTTTGCCATGGAGAGGAACCTCCTTCGTTATTAAGTCGCGCTGGCAAGCGTTAGCCCCTTCAGACTGAGACGCATGACAGCCTGTTCATATCCGGTCTTATTCGCCACGACCGTAAGTGTCTGCGAATTCTTATCGGTTATGCGTGTAATCAGGATTCCGTCGGAGTCGAGAGTTACCCAGCCATGCTTTCCGCCGAACAGCTTGGCCTTAATGGTTGCGCCGCTCACGCTTCCGGTTGAGAAGTGGAGAACAAGATAGTTACCGCTGTCCTCTCCTGCACCATAAGCGGAAGAGAAGTCGGCAACATACTTCAGGTTACCGGCAACGATACCGTTGCTGATTGTAACGTCCTCCTGAAGATCGCTGGCAACCTTGTCAAACAACTCCGTGGAATCACTGATGTCTGCGTCGACCGCTAAGCTAATCATTCCCCCACCGAGGTGCTGCGGGCATAATAGTCCTTATTGCTGTTCACGGTGGTGTCCATGCTCTTGCGGTAGAGGTCGCCTTCCTTCTCGTACCAGCCTTCACCCTTCGGGCTCTCGGTGCCAACAGGCGTCACTTCGTCATAGTGCGGGGCACCCTTGCTCTGGGTTGCGATCTTCATGATCATCGCAGAGAAGGGTTTGCGCAGCATACCGCTCAGGCGGGTTTCGATCAGGTACTTGTACTGGTTGAAGTCGATGTCGAAGTCATCGAAGAATTCGACCTGGCCGCGGCGGTTGGTGCCGGTAGCATAGTCCTTCAGGTCAACCGCGATGCCCATGACTTCCTGACTGTCGACAGTCAGACCCTCAAGGAAGGGGCAGGTAACGATCTTGTTCACGCGCAGTTTCTTCGCCAGTTCAGTGGCGTCCTTGTACAGTTCATGGCCAAACTGGTCTTCCAGCAGCAGCCACTCACTCAGCCAGTCTTCGCTGGTGAAGAACACCAGGTTGCCGGAGCCCTTATAATACTTCCGGGCTTTGATCAGGGCCTTGATACCGTTCTTGGCGGTGATGTCGTCGGTCTGGCCGGCAGTCACAGCCACTTTCACGGCATACAGATCATCATCATTGACGATGGGGCGGATGTGGGATTCAAAGATCTTGTCAGGATCGGAAACCCCACGGCCGTCACCGACCAGGATCGCGCGGGCGATTTCTTCGTTCAGCATATCCCGCATTTCAACCTTGACCCAGGCGATCACATCGAAATCGTCAATGTCGATGATGTCGTCCCGGTCAAATTTCTGCTTCTTGTAAATGGTCTGGGGATCGACCGTCCGGCGGAGCAAATTGAACACTTCTTCGGCCTTCTGGTTGCCCTTCACATAACCCTTCGCGCGGGCTTCGTCCATGGTGATGTTCGCGTGCGTGGTGCGCAGCCGGGCCTTCGGGGTCTTGTAGACACCGTTCAGAACCACGTTCACCCAGTCGTCGGGACGGCGGATGAAATCGGGCCGGTCATTCAGTTCATAGTAGTCCGGGAACAGGTAATCGATGTTCGCGATACCGTAGGTCTGCTTGGTGCCATCGTCGTTAAACACGTCGTGGCTCAGGGTTTCGTCGTTTTCCAGGGCTTCTTCCCAGGCATCCTTCATGGATCCGAGTTTCACGCCGCGCTCAATAATCCTCTTCTGATCCTCGTGGCTCAGATAGGCATCCGGGGTAGCAGTGTCTTTTTCAAACACGTTGTGCTTCATTTCTTCGTCCTCCTCTTCGTTATCGCCACCTTCGCCCGTGGCCTGGGCAATCATAAAGTAGCAGACGTTTTTCTGCTCTTCTGTCATGGAATCCCAGACATCCTGGATGGTCCTGCCGTCCTCTTCTTCGTGCTGGAGCTTTTCGTCTTCCATTTCCTCATCCTCCTGATCTTCTTCATCCCCGGACTCCTCAGAATCTTCAGCCTCATCCTCGTCCGTTTCTTCAGACTCATCTTTGGCTTCTTCATCCTTTTCCTCGTCTTCGGGGACTTTCTTCTGTTTCTTCTGATCTTTAGCGGCGTCTTCGTCGTGGTACAGCGGCTCGTCGTCACCATACACGATGCACTCGTCGTCCAGCTCTTCCAGAAGATCGCCGTGGGCCAGCAGCACATTCTCGATAGTTGCGCCTTTGTTTGCGCCGGCGAGAACCACGCTCAGCTCACGGATATTGCCGTGTTCGACCTGGCGGCCGTTCACATGCTTGAGCTCGTTGGCATAAATGCTCAGGCCATCCACATCCCCGTTCCGCAGAGTCTCTTTGGTGCTCTGTGCCTTGGGGTTGTTGTTGAAATAGCCTTCTGTCCAGATGCCTTCGGGACGTTTAAACAGGAAAGCATGACCCAGCACCATATCAGGGTCGTCATGGATATGACCCCAGACGATCGGTACCTTCTTGCCTTCCATCTCGTCGAAAGCTCCCGGCAGGATTGTGCGTCCATCCGAGCATTTAATGCCGTATTTGGTCGCCCATCCCGAAAAATCGGGCTTTCTCTTTTCAGCCATATCGGTACTTCCTTTCATAGAATTAGCTTAAATAAAAAAGTCACCCGGAATTCCGGGGAACTTTCTTTCTTTCCATTGCCCGTCTCTGTTGCCGATTCAGTTTCGGCATTGCGCTTTGTTGAAGCTCCAGGCCGGGCGGTGGCTGGTCAGATTCCGGAATGTTGTCTCCGCCGGCTTCAGCAGCTCCGGGCGTTTGCTTGATTGGCATATTCCTGTTCACCAGCTGATCGGCCGTTTCATCATCGCTCGGTTTGTATCCGATAATGCCACGGACTTCATTCGGGCTCAGGATAGCGTTCCGGGTCAATTTATCAGCAATATCGGCAATACTCGTCACCGGGATCAGCTTGAACGGATCCTGGGTAAAGACGATGCTTTCGCCGTTATCCCGCTGCTGTTTGGTAAGGAACTTGCGGCGACGTTCCTGGGCGATTGCACTACAGATAACGCCGACACAGCGGTTCATGTAGTTGGTCATCGTTTTCTCGTCAGCCGTGCCGTTCAGAATCTCTTTTGTGATACACAGCTGGCTGAAGAACAGATCGGTCAGCCATTCAATCTGGCTCTGAAGATTGGTCTCGATCGGGCGGTTCAGCTGAATCATCTTTTCCGTACCGTCAATGTACGTGAAACCGAGTTCACTACTCTTCAGCTGTTCCTCCATCTCCTTCATCCGAGCCCTAGCGGTTGCCCGCTGCACATCAGTCCGGACAATATAGGGAAGCTGGAATATTGCGTTCAGCTTATCACTTCCCTGCATTTCCCCGATTTTGTCCAACAGTGCCATTTTCCGGGTCAGCCGTGTGAAGATGCTGTTCCGCTCGTTCATCACGCTGTAGAAGGGATTCTCGACAATGGCGGTTTCCCGCTTGACCACGTCAATCTGCTCCTTCTGACCCGTCAATTCATTATAAGCTTCCACATGGACTTCCAGCGGGCGCCACTGAACAACCTTGCCGAGCCTCAGCTGAAGCGGCGACTCGTTGGTAATGGCCCCTGTTTCCCTGTCCCGGTCACACTCTACCGGAATCTCTGCAATGACACCCTCATCGAACATGCTCATGACCAGATCAACCATATAAGCCTGCGAGGTTTGGTCAATGTTGGCCTCAACGGTCAGCGCATCCTCGATGGAGCCTTTGACAACTTCTTTATAGTTGTCGTTCTCATCGATCTTTGCGTGGTGGAACTCCACAGAAGCTACATCAAGCGCAATCCTATTATAGATACTGTTGATGATCGTCTTCTCGTTTCCTGGTTTCAGTCTCAGCCGGTCCGGCCGGTCTGAGCTGCTGGGTCCGGAGTAAGCTCCCCACGGATAGATCTGTCCTGTTCCGTAACCGGGGTTAAACTGCGAAACATTTCCGCCATTTCCCCAGGCCTTCCCGGAACTGAAATCAATCGGAGGGTGATCCCGTCCCCGGAAGACCTTAAAAGCCTCCCTGAATCTTTCAAATACATTCATAGGCGGTTACCTGCCTTTATCCACGTTTTTTCTTTTCTCGATTCGGAAACCCGCCATTAGTTCCGGCAATTCTGTCAATAACTCTAGCACCTACATTTGTAATCTGATTATTCAACTTATAAGCAGCTTTACCAACAGCATTTACTTTGGTTTTCTTTTCATCTTGCCGTATATAAGCCGCTTTTGCCTGACGAGACCCCATTGCTCCGGAGCGATATGCTTTTATACCGGCCATCACCTTCTGCCCAGTCATGTTTTTGCCTCTTTGTCCGGCCATAGCCCGATATTTAGCGTAC